TGCCCCAATCGCCTGTCAACGTGACGATATCAGCCATCAGCTTCTCCTCACAGGGGCTTTGTCGGTCAAGGGGCATATCCAGCCTTGGCCCTCGACGTGCTTGGTCGCTTCGTCGATATAGAGTCTGTCCGTGGAAGTCCCGGCCCCATGGAACACTTCCGAGGTGACGAGGTCCCCGGCTTTCGGCGTGTAGCTCCTCCGAGCACAGTCTACCGACCTGAGGACCATCGTCACCGACCGCTTGAAGGCCCCTGGGAATGGAGCTTCTTCGGTCTCTTCCTTGCCGTACTCAAGTTGCGCGGGGATGATGATTGCAGAAAGACGGGTATCACGAGACAGCTCCGTCTTCGCAAGGGCATCCACAAGCGTCGTTGCCGTGTCTATCGGATAGATAGTCACGAGCTCGGGCCTAATGAGTCTGTGGGGAATCGGTCTTACCAAGCCCCTTCTCCTTCTTCTCCTTCTTCTCGGGCCGGATCATGTCTACCGTCTTCGTCGGCTTCGGCTCGGGCTTCGTCTCTTCCACCCTCTTCGGCTCGATGATGGGCCGAACCTTGGCACCGGGAGCCGTCTTCTTCGCAAGCTCGACCTCCGAGGCCGACAGGATGGCACTTCCGCCGGCGACGATGTGGTGCTTCTCGCCGTCGATCATGACCGTACATCCAGGGCCGTTGATGGGTACGTGCAAGGTGTATTTCATCAGCTTATCCTCCGAAACATGGCAAGTATTTGGTCGATAATATAGTACCCGGTCGGTTGGCTCCTCATCGATGAAGCTCCCAGACCGCCGCCCTTGTAGGTCACGCTCCGGTCTCTCGTACTCTCGGAGATGATCTCGGAGTCCGTCCACAGGGCCATGATGAGCCCCGCCGCCGCCACCCCGTCAATCGAGAGTTTGTAGATTGCGATCTTGGCCGCAACGTCTCCAATCTCTACCGGCGTGGTCTCTGTCAGGGTCAGAAAGCCGAAGTCGCCTTCAAGAAGAATGTTCTGCGTGCCCTCGGTCCAGATCATCTGAGAACAGATCATCTTCTCCCACGTTGTGAACGCCGGAGCCTGCTTCCATTGCAAGCGTGGCCATCTCATATCATCAGGCATGAGCCGATTGTAGACGACGATGGCAGTCAGATCTTGCTCGACGTCATCCATCGTCACCTTCGTTAGACTGCTTGCCGCAGGGCTCACGGGGATAGGGAGCTCCAGGACGTCGGTTCCGCTTCCATCGATCTTGAGTGGTGCCGCCGTGGTGTAGGTGATCTTCTCGAAATGGCTGCCCGTGTAGTGGTCAATGTAGCTATCTGCCCACGCAATAGCCGCGTTGACAACGGCGTCCGAAGCGTCTGATGCCGCGATTCCGAGAGCTCTTACAAGGGCGAGTGTAGTATAGGCCACACCATCCTCCTTCTCCCATTATGGGATTGCGGGATGGGTGAGGGAAGACGTGAGAGCTGCCTTAGGGGCGAGGGCATGTTGCGCGGTCTCGGAGGTCCAGACGACATCACCGGTCCCGAGGTTCACGGAGAGACGGAGGGCCGCACCTGCATCGTTCGCATAGACGGCGGTATACCCAGCGCCTCCGGCCGCTGCATCATGAGCGACCTTGAGCACCTTGCCATCCGAGAGCGGGATGTAGCAGTCGACGGCAAGCGGAAGGGCCGCGCACACAACCCCTGTGGCATCCAGGATATAGAGCTGCACGCCCTTCGGCGATACCGTCTGTTGTACGGTCGATTTCGCCCCGCCCGCGCTTGTGAGCTGATAGTCAACTCCACCAGTGGCACAGATCGCGTTGATCTTGCCGAAGCAGGACAGCGGATTGCCAACCATCCTCCGGCCCCTGCCGAGGGAGTGGTAGTCGGTTTCCGAGGTGACGGTAGTTGCAACGGTCGTCTCGAAGGTCGCACCACCTACGGCCAAAGTGAAGGCAACGGCTCCAGGGGCTCCATCGTGCTCGATCTCATAGAGCTTGCCGAGGGAGTCCTTGAAGAAGACGGACGTGCCCGTCAGCGTGTTATTGACAACGAGCTTCCCGGCCTTGACCATGATGGCGAGACCGGTCGGGACCGCGCGGTGTTTGACAGGCACGCGCACGCCGCCGCCGATGTCCACTTGGAGATCGGCCGTTCCGGTGAGGTTGCCGTTCAGGATGCAGAGCACGGAACCATCCCCGCCGCCATTCTGGGCAAGGGAGAGAACCGACTTGGGAGCAAGGCCATGCTGCGCGGCCTCGCTCGTGACCGTTGCGCCTCCGGTAGCTTGGAATGTGGTGGGCGGTCCCGCTGCTTCGGCGGTGAAGGGCACCGCTCCGGGAGCGGCGTTGTGACCTACTCGATACAGGCGGCCGAGGGAGTCTTTGAAGTACAGAGCGGTACCAGTGGCAGTGTTGTTGCACTCCAGACCGTCGAGGGTGGCATTCATGAACACCGCATAGCCAGTGGGCGCGGCACGGTACTTCAAGGGGACGAAGACGCCGCCGCCGATATCGATCTCGTCGTCGGCGGCTCCGGTCAGGATGCCGTTGAGCACGCCGAGTGCAATACCATCGCCGCCGCCAGCCTGTGTTTGTGTGATGTTCGCACGAGGTGAGATACCATAGAGGGTTGCTTCGGTGATCCAGTCGTATGCCGCGTGGGCACACGTGAGGATACCGCCTCCATCGTCGACATACACGGCTGTGTAGTCCGCGCCTTCGACGGCCGCCGCATCGTGAAGTACTCGAAGGAGCTTACCGGTGCTCGTCTGCACGAACACATCATGGCCCGAAGGTGAAATGCAACAGATATAGTTGTCGGCATGGCGCATGAGCACCATGGCCCCTACTCCGCCGGCGGGCTGGTGAATGACTCGCAGCTCATCGGTGGTGGCCACGCTCTCGATATAGACAGAGGCCGCGGTGTCCTGACAATCCGCCGTCAATTCCCCGTGGACCGCATCCGTCCCGAAGGTTCTCCGGAGCGCACCGTCGAAGAAGGCGTCGTTCTCCGAAGTATGGACGCCATTGAAGGCACCGTTGACGGCCGACCGGGTGACGGGGTTGTCTACGGTGAGCGCTGCCCCGCCGGGGGCCGCATGGTATTCCACCTCGATGAGCCTGCCTTGAGCGGTGATGAGGTAGCCGTTCTGCAATGTCGGGAGGATGGCCTCAAGAGCCGCGCCGTTGCCGTTGACCGCCACGCCACCGGGCACGGCCGCGTAGTGGATAAGGAGCGCATCGCCACCGGCGAGGGGAATGAAGGCATCGGCCGCGCCCGCGAGGTTGCCAGTCAGACGAAGGTATCGTCCCTCAAGGGTGTACTCGACATTAAGGACATCGCCTCCGGCCGCGTTGATCGTAGTGAAGGTATCCGCTGGGAGCGCATCCCCAGGAATGGGAGCCGCCGCGACATAGAGCCTGTTGTGTGCTCCGGCCGCAGCTATCGCAATGGCGACGGTTTCTTGGAGATAGTTGGTGACGGTGTAGTTATCTTCGGCGATTGTCGGATCGATGAAGAGCGCATCGCCTGCCGCATCAGCCAACGTGATGACGTCTGTCGTGTAGTCATCGACCGTATAGTTGTCTTCGGCAATCCCGATATCCGCTCTCAGCGCGTCACCGGGGGTATTGCCCACGGTGATAACGTCGGTGGCATAATCCTCAAGCACCCCATCGACAACGACGAAGGCCGGGTTGTGCGTTCCGGTGACATCCTCATCGGTGATGGTGAGAGCATCGGTGGTATAGTTATTGACGGCGACCGAGTGAACGTGAGCCGCAACGAGCGTGCCGTATGCCTGGAGCTCGGTAAAGAGGGTCTTGACGTACTGGATGGTGCCTTGCATTCCAACAAGGCCCTTGCCAAGACGAGATAGAATCGTTGTCCATGCCATTGCGAGATCTCCTTCTGCGAGAAGTTGTTACTTCCCGCGCCTGCCCTTCTTAGCCTTCTTCTTCGGAGGGGGCGAAGGGATGTTTTCTGATGCGACTGGTTCTTCTGCGGTTATCCACGAGGAGCCCGTGGCAATCACCTCGGGCTCGGGTTCAATCACATTGACGGGTGCAGCGGCCTCTACCATGTCATCGAGCATGAGATCCGAGACGATCTCTACCTCGCCTTCTACGGCTTCGACCTCTTCAAGAATCTCTTCCGTGGGCTTCGGTTCGGGCTCGGGCTCGAACATGGGCTCCTCTTCCTTGACGGGCTCGAGCTCGAGCTCGACCGCGGCCACTTCTTTCTCGACAGGCACAAGCTCCGGTTCGGGTTCGATGGGCTCGACCTCGATAGGGTCGCCGGGCTCGATGATCGACCGCACGAGTTGCACGGGGTCGCCACCGTCCCGAATCTTCTCCCATGTCTTCCAGGGCACATTGACGGGGCCTTCGCTCTGTTTGAGCGCCACCCCATCCCACGTGCTCAAGGACAACGGGCCATTCGGCTTGAGTTCGATTATCGCCCTCATGGGAACCCCCTATCAGTCGGCCTCTTCGAGGAGGAAGGAGAGATTGACGCGACACTTGCCGGTTGTCGGAGCTCCACCGCCTGCATACGTGGCTACCCAGACGATGCGCACCGCATAGGCAGCCGTGGGCTTTCCGCGTTTCACGACCGTCTTGGCCGGATACTCGCCGATCACGCCCTCGTTGACATCTCCAGCTGCAAGGAAGGTATCGACCGCGGCCGCATCTCCGAGGGTGATGACATCCGAGACTCCCGAGTTGAAGGCCTCGATGACCTCGATATCCGCCTTCATTTTGCAGTTGGCCGGGAAGCTGATGACATTCCCGTCTCTGTCCTTCAGATAGAGAAAGGTTGCCACGGTGGTCAACCCAACGTCCGCGAAGTCGAAATAAAATCCGGTCTCGAACGGCATTCCCCGAAGGAACGGAGCGACCGGGAAGCTTGTCTGTTTCATTGCCATTGTAGTTTCCTCCTATATCTCGCAGTGGTCATCAGACCATGCCGTAAAGTCGAACGATTGCGTCTTTGTCGAGAATCTGCCAGTCCACGTACTGACTTAACTTGTAGTATGCCTGCCCGCTCGACACGAGCGAGATGCCCTGGGTCGTGGTCTCGTACTCGACGGTTCCTCCGATGGCCATAATGAGGTCCTTGGGGTCGGCGAGCAAGACGATGTCGTTCGGCCACGCGATCGGGGTGACGATGGGGATGTTGTACGGCTTGGAGATCTTGGGGTCGCCCACGAGTGCCATGGTGGCCGCGAGGTCTCCTCGGTCGGTGACGCATTTCTTCCACCGGAGATGGTTACGCGAGCTCATGATCCAGCGAAGCGGAGTGCCTTCCTCCATGTCAAAGTACTGATCGGGCATACCCTCCATGGCTGTGGTGAGATGCTCCTCACAGAGGGCACCGGCATTGATGGGGGCGCCGTTGACGTCGTGGCATCCGGCCGCCGCCAACTTCTTCCAACCGTCATCGAATTGGAGGAATGTCGTGCCGCTGGCCGTGTCGCCTGCGCTTCCGAGGTCTTCGAGGTCTCGGCCAAAGAGAGTGCTCATCCCGTTGAGGATGGTGCTCTCGATCTGGCCATGCTCGATATTCCAGTTGATGGACTCTTTGGTCAACATCCAGTCGACGACCGCCTGTTGCAACGTGATTGCCACGTTGCTCGGGGTCGGTTTGCTCGTTCCGCCGATACCGATTCCCTCTGCCCCCTTGCGGAGCTTGCGGCTCCCGAAGTCGAGGATATCGACACGCTTGGCATTCGATGCCACAAACTGCACGTTGACCAGGGGCATGAGCTTTTGCTTGGCGATGGCCTTCACCCAGAAGGCCTTATTGACATCTTGAGGAAGCGCGCCACCGAGGGCAAGATCCGCCGTGGTGAACGCGGCTCGGGTTGCCGATGACATCGCACGCTCGATGCTCTCGGGACGGATGAGGCACCCGGTGACGTCGATCTCGGGAGAGATGCTGATACCCAGTAACGCGGCGACCTCCATCTCTCTCTTGGTCATCCGGAGGACCGAGCGATATCCGGGCCTCGTATCGGCCGAAGGATCTCGGACGATGGTGTGTGGAGTTGCCAGGCGTTGCGCCTTGAGCTCTGTGAGCTGTCGCTCCGCATCCGCCTTCTCGGCCCGCAACTTGGCGAGGTCGTCAACGGGCTCGACCTTCTTCGCGGTCTCTTCGACCTTCGGAGGAGTCTCGGCCCGTTTCTTCTCGTCTGCATCCATTCGAGCGGTGATGGGCTCGATGAGCGCCTTCATTGAATCCTGGATTGATTTGAGTTCCTCGGGAGTCATTTCATTTCCCTCTTTGCGTGTTGCGGGCGTATTCGGCCCTGTTGCATCTATCGTTTTAGTGACAGCCTCTTCGGCCGTCTTGCTCTCCTCCCTCATGGCGTTCGCTCCGAGGGATTCCACGATGGGCTGGAGCGCCGACATGAAGCCCGTGGACGTGGCCTTCACCCGCTTCCACTTGTCCTTGTCGCTACACCCCATGATCGAATTGAGCGAGTCCTCATACAGAAAGAGGGCCGAATAGAAGCCGCTTTTCGTCCCTCCATCCCACTTCTCGGCGAAGTCGAAGGGCTGGACTGCCATGTCGTCTCTCGTGCTTACGGTAGCGAGGGCGTCAAGGATCTTGTCCTTGGCCCGCTGCCAGATTGATTTCGATGCCATGCTTTCATCCTCCCTGATGACAACCTTGGCTTTATTGGCCCCTCGCGAGACGTAGGAGACATATTGACAGACAGGATTGACGACCTCTTCGACGTCGATCCGCTGCCCTGTCTCTTTAATGGTGAGGGTCATCGGTACCCGCTCTTCCCGCGTCGTCATCGAGTAGGACTGATGTTCCCCTCGCTCGACCTTGGCGAGCTCTTCCGGAGTGGCCTCGGAGCCTACAATCCATGACCACGGAGGGAAGCCGTGGGCTGCCTCTCCGTCGTTGACGACGCTCTGGACGATGGCACCTACTCCAGGCGTGTAGTCATGATTGGCATCCATTGCGCGGAAGTGCTTGACGTATTGCTCTGCCATGGCGACAACGGTGGAATGTCTGAAAAAGGTATTATAGGTGTCTATCCGCTCGAGGTCAGCTTCAGAGATGGTGCCGTCTTTGCCCGGGTCAAGCGAGCGGATGACCACTCCCCAGACGCGCCGCGCTTCGGTATCTGCTCTGAGTGGAGACGACGATAAGGCTCGGGTGAACTCCATAGGTAGGCTCCCTCGATTCAAATATCGTTGACATGACAGCCTGTCGGCGGTAGGATCTGTATTGCAAGGGAGAGGACATGCTCGGTCAATCTGCACATTATGGCGTCGTGAAGGGGTGAGAGAAGAGCCCATCTCCCTCTTCCTTGCAACTCACCCCTTCCGACGCCGCCCTTCTAGGAGAGCACAATGAAACCAGAAGAGCTTACAGGGCCATTAGCAAAACCCAAGGCGGTGTTTAAGTATTCTTACAAGAACATTAACGATCTCACCGGTTTTGCATATGATGAATACTTCTATTCCAAGGATGAAGTCTTGAAATACTTCCTAGATGAATTTCCTAAATGGCATAAAGAGAACATATTGAACGTGTTGAATGACGAAGACAATTTGAAAACATTGAATGACGAATGCAAATGGAACAAGAGGACGCTGTCTGTGTCATCGATTTTAAAGCTTGTTTTCAATTATAACAAAACAGAACTCAAAAAAATGGCAAACATAGTTATAAAAAACAAATGGCATTGCAGATGGAAGAAGCCGAGGCGGTAGCTTATCGGTATTGCTACTGTCTCGCGTTCAACACGCACCGACACCGCCCATGGACAGGCGGCATTGATACCCCGATGGCTTCGAGCTCCTCGGAATCGAGCCCGTCGATTGCCGAGAACGACTTCCACGGCATGATCTCCTTCACCGCGTCCGGGCTCGTAGCCATCATCATCGAGTTGACCTTCGAGGCGGCATTCTGAACCTGGAATATTTTGCCATTGAGAGCTCCACACGTCGGACACATGCGGTCGTCTCCCATGGCGAACCATTCGTACTCATGGATGCCCGCTTCCTCGAATTGACGCACGGCGCCGCACGAAGAAGATCGCACCATGCCAGCCGAAGAGACAACGTCGAAGTACCGATACCCTGAATCGAGCACCTCCGGGAATGCTTTCTTGAGGAGCTCGGCGACCTCCATCCGTCCATAGCCTATCTCGGTAGAGGCAGAGATGATCTTCGAGATCTTATCGCCGTACCCGGTATAGAGCACATCGTCGCCTGTGGTGTACCAATAGTTAGCGTCCTTTGCCAGCCACTCAAGGGTTGACTGGTCCACCATGGAGAGGTCAACCTTGGCCCCCTTGACTCCAGGGACGGCAACGGCGATGGTCTCTGTCAACTTGAGGATGTCCTTGAGCGAGATGCGTTTGACGGCTCCGCTCTTCTTGGCTCGATGCTTGCCGATGATGTAACTCTTCAAGAGGAGGTCTTCCCACTGCCCCTTGATGGGAGCGTACCAGTCGGCATTCTCGTCATCGAGGATGTTGGCCATGCTGACGCCTTCGTCCTTTGTCACTCCGCCCTTCTGCCGCAGGAACCATGCCAGGGCCGATTCAAACGCCTTTGCCATGGACTTCTTGAAGGCTCGATGCACGAGCTCCGAGGCCTTGATGTCGAGAGCTTCCAGGGTCACGGAAGCCCTATTCGCGAGCATGGAGACGATGGCGAGATATGCCGCCGTCTCGATGACGCGAGCTTCCTCACGCCTGGTCGTGGTCGCCATGCTCTTCCCCCTTCGTCGTTACCTTCTCATAGGCGAGCTCGGCCTCTCGACTCATTCGAGCCAGCCAGTCAGGGAGCGATTCCCCGGCCTCCCTTGAGCTCCGGAAGTCCTTCATAACTTCCTCGGCTCCGGCCTCCTTGATGTTGAGCGTGAGGACTTCACCTTCCTCGACCACCTCAAACGCTCCTCTCTGCGCCATCTCCTTGAGAAGCAGAAGCGGGAAGGATGCCCACGGGTCCGCATACTCCGGCATGTCGATACCGAGATACTCACGCATGGAGGTTCTCATCTCGTTCAGAGATGCCCCGCCGCTCAAGGCAATCTGGAGCATCGAGGCAGCGCTCTCGGGATTCGAGATGGTGCACCCCTTCGTCATCATCTTCCAATACTTGATGCCCCATGTCGCAATGATCTGGTTGTACGTCCAGTCCTCTTCGGTACGCTCCGGAGCATAGACCTGCGTCTCTGCAAGGTCTACATGGACTGCCGCCGATGCATATGTAAGGTCTTCAGCCCTCCCGAGATAGATAGGCCCGAAGCCCCAGGAAGAACGGATCGACCGCTCCCACTCGGCAAGCCCCTGGAGGAAGAGGGCATCCTCATTGATTGAATCTTTAAAGGAATCGACTTGGAGCCTTGCACCGCTCCCGACGTGCTCGCCCGCAAAGGGCGATGTGCCCGCGTCGGCTCCCACGGCGTCGATTATGAGCGGTGCCGTAAGGTTGGCCTTCGAGCACCACACCTGATAGGCGTTCTCGATGGCCTTCTTGTCCTTGTTGTCAAAGCTCGCGTTCATGAGCGAGATGATGACTCTCGGCATGAGGTTTCTGCCGAGCGAGGTATAATTAAGATCCCCAGCCTTCGTGTGAGACAACACCGCTGCCATTCTGCCGAGCCACCGAGGGAGCCCGTAGACGTAGGCCGGGTGATAATGCTTCGTCCATATGATCTCTGTCGCTGGCGTCGCCGTGTTCTCGTTCTCCTGCCCCGTTCGTCGGTCGATGATCCTCGTATCTCCGAATTCCTTGAAGTAGACGATCTGATTGCGACCGGTTGTGAAGGATACCGAGTACGGCATTTGGACGAACATGAAGCGCCGCCGCATGTACTGCACCTTGATCCAGCCGAGCTTCGCATCGATGACGTACTTCTCGGCAGGCATCGGTTCTGTTCGTCTTCCAGCAAGCCGCATGGTGAAGGCCGGAGCGTGCACGAGCCCTTCAACCTGCCCATCAGGACCGCGTAGTACTTCCATGAAGGCATTGCCATAGGTATCGAGGTCTACCCGCTGCTTGTACCTGAGCATGGCGAGCGTGCCATCGTCTGAGATAGCATCAAGGCGCGTGGTTAGCTCGTCGCTCTCGGCCTTGAGCACGTCCTCGGAGACCTCCCCGCGATCTCCGATGGCCTGCATCTCAATGCCGTACCCACCGACATTGCGAGCCATGACCGCTGTGCAATCCTGGAGCGGCCCCGACTCTGAATACAGCTTGGCAAGCCACGAGAAGGACACCGGAGGCTCGGCAACAGTAAGCTCGGCGTAGTAGTCAAGGAATGGATCTGTCAAATTGCTCACGGATTGCTTCGATCCCCGAGCCATCTCTTGGAGCGCCTGATTCATGGCCTCTTCGGAGAAATATGCACGAGCTCTATGCTGACTCGGCTGTTTTGATTCTTCCGTCATCTTCTTCCCCTTCTCTAAAAGACACCGAAGACCGACGCTGTGCCGTCTTCGCTTGCTTTGCCAGATACGCCATGATCCCCTGCTCACATATCCAGAGGGCCATCATGGTATCGTCATGGGGCTCTTTGCCGAGTCCGTGGCACTCATTAATCAGGATATCGACAAGCGGAGTTGCTTCTTTTCCGGGTAGGATGTACTTGCCATTTTCGAAGAGCATGGAGATCTTCGGAAGGCCCTCGTAAGCGTCCGTTTTGTTCCCGCCTGTCAAGTGCCCGAAGAGCGGAAGATCTGTTGTCCTCTTGAGCCCCTGGTATATGAGCTGCCCGAAGGCGTTCTTCTCGACCATGACGGCAAGGCGTTTGGGATACCGCGCCGCCTCGAGCTTGATGACGCCTCCTAGCTGCCCCTGTGTGAGCCCTCGGTGTCGCTCGATATGCATGATGTACCGGTCAAGCGTAGCGAGGTCCAGCCCGATACAGAGCCCCGCCGTAAAGTCGGAATCCGCAGCCTCGGCCTTCTTCTTATCGTCGACAAGCGAGAGATCCCAGCCCTGGAATACAATCCATCCCCGGGCCGTAGCCTCCTCCTGGGTATACCAGCCGTGATCCTTTCCGCGAGCTCGGGCCGCTTCCAGCCATTCGAGCTTGATGAAGACGAGCTCCTCATCATCAACCTCATTCTGATACTCCATGCGGAAGATCCGCTTGTTCTCCTCGCCGGCCGCGTACTTCTCGATGAGCTTCTCTATGCTCCAGCGCTTCGGCCAGAGCACCTTGCTATCACCATGGACCTCCACGCGCTCGATCTGGGACTTGCCTGTGGTGTCGACGATGAGATTGCCATTCTCGTCACGCTTGTAGTGGATCTCCCATGACTCGGGCCACTCGATGATTGCCTTCCGCTCAATGGTGAAGAAGCGCGCGTCTCGACTCAAGCGCCCCGTCAAGTCGTCATGGTGCTTGCGTGTGGCCACATAGACGAGCTTCCCCTTGGGGTGTAGCATCGGCTCGATGGTCGAGAGGAACCACTCCCTCGTCTTCCGCCTTTGAGCGTCGGAGCGTGCCGAGTCGATATCCTCGATGTCATCCATGATGATGTAGCGGAAATGCCCGCCGACGATGGCCCCGCCTGCTCCAACGGCTTCGACTGTCGCGTCTCGCTGTGCATATTGACGGGCAACGGTTATCGTCTTCCCGGTCCACTTGCCAGTGGCAAAGGCCCCGTAGTCCTCGATGAGTCGCTTGTTGCTCTCAAGCTCGCTCTTGATGACTCCAAGGCTCTTCAGTGCCCCGCCCTCGCTCTGGTTGACAAGAAGGATGGTGGCCTCTCGGTCGTGAGCAATCAGCCAGGCGAGCACGGGACGAATGATGGTCTCGGTCTTGCCGTGGTCACGAGGCTCTCGAATGTTGATGTAACGAGGCCCCTTCGAGTCTGTGATGGCCCGGGCTATCTCAAGCTGATGAGGCCATAACCGCATGGGGCCATCCGGAAGATCGAAGTAGACGGTGGCCCAGAAGCCTATACCGCCCTTCTCTGCCCACCATCTCCGGAAGGCAGGCGGAAGGGTCCTGATGTATATCGGGTCTCCAGTGCGGGCAAGGTCTATGCCTTCAAACCTTGGGAGTGACATCGATAATATCTGCCTCCACCCAAGCATCATAGGACGCTTCGAGCCGCTTGCAGAATGCTTCATCTGCTATGCCGTCGAGCATAGAAATCAGGTTTGCGATGAGGAGGTCGTTGCTGCCTTGCGAGACTGTGACCTTCCGCTCGGTTATCTCGCACGACTTGCCGATGATGAGGTAAACCCCGCGCTGGTAGGCCGTGAGGGTGTCGGTAAGCGTCTTGATCTCCGAGGGCTTGAGCTTTTGGTTGAGCTTCGGCTTGCCGTCTTTCCCTTTAACAAGGAGTTTCCCTACTATACCGGCTCTGATGATGTGCCAGTCGTTCATGAGGTCTTTGTCAATCTTATCGACCTCGGAAGCGCGCTGTGTGGTGATGTTGTGTATGGCCTTCTCGGTAAGCTCTGTCTGTATTTTTTCTCTGCCTTCTCTCCATCGTTCATCTGCACTTCTTGTCATAAGTGCCTGATGTGACACGCCATATTTTTTTGACAATTCAAGCAAAGACACGTTGTGCTGAATATAATCGAGCTGGATCTTCGTCCAGGGTATCCCTCCACGTCTTCCGACGCTGTCCTTTTTTGGACGTATCTCCCCCGTCCGAGTATCTCTAGTCAGATGTTTGGGTAGCTTCGCTTTAACCGCATCCTTGAGCGTCAAGAGGCTTTTCTGTATTGCGGTTCTAATTGTCTGTCTTGTGACCTTGTACCGCCTGGCAATCTCCACATACGGCTTGTCGTCTCCCAGCTCGGAGAGTTCCATCCAGGCCTTGATGTATCGCTTCCGCTTCGCCGGAAGAGAATCCACGAGGTGCTTGAGGCCGCGAGAGAGTTCCTCATTGACCCAAGAGCACCACTTCGCGTTGTCCTCGATGACGGGGGCTTCTTCGGGTCTCTTGTGGTGTCTACCCTTGCCGTAGCTCGGGTCGTAGAATCCAGCCATGAGGGCTTCGGAGGGCATCTCCTTGCGATGAGAGGAAGCGAGGTCTTCGTCGGTGATGGGCGGAGGAAGCTGGTTCTTGAGCTTTTCGCAATCTTCGGGTGTGGCCTTGCGGCAGATGGCACGGTCGGGACAGGTAGAGCATGATATAGTCATGTTGCCTTCGTCGGGAATTGCACAATATCCCACGGACCTTCTTTGCGAGGACTGGTGTAGGCATCTATAAGCCCGTCTCTCCCAAGAATCCTGTCTATCTCTGTCTTATCCGTGATCATGAGCCTTGTCTTGATGGCAATAGCGCCCTTCTTTGAGAGCTCTTCTTCGACCGGTTTGAACTCTGTTCCAGCTCTCGTGGCCATCATCTGCAAAAGCCTCATGTGAGGACCGAAGACGCGGGACCTCTCTGCCATCATGACGTCCCATACCCTGCCTTGCCCTTTGCCGAAGAATCCTTCCCACTTCTGTTTGTACGGCCGCTCCCAGTTGATACCGTCACATCCCATAGGTGTCCCTGGAGTCGGCATGAATACCGAAGGAGATGGAACCAAAATGAACTTCTCGGCATTCGGGAGTTCGTTCATCTGCAAAACTAAACCACCAAAGGACTGCCAGTCTTCTTCTTCTTCTCCTGGCAAGTCGAGAATGAAATACATGAACAGCCCCTTGTGGCCATCCGCCATAAATTGACGGACCTTCTCGATGATGAAGGCATCAGTGTACCCCTTGTTCACTGATTTTCTTAGACGTTCCGAAATACCTTCTATGCCAACTCTCGGCGTAGAGTCGTGTCTTGCGCTGCCACCATCTCTTTTTTCAATCCGGTCCAGCCTGACATCGCTATCGAGCCTCGTCTTGTTTGCTCTGATGCAGGCCTTGGTGATCTCGTCATTGTCCTTGTGTGTGGTAGGCTCTGGGGCAAACAAAGCGATTCTCTTGCACTTTGTGCTTCTTATAGCCTGCTTTATGCTGGCTATTGGCATTTCTCGGTACGGCTTCAAGTGTTTTACTGCACAGAACTTGCAGTTAAACTTGCATCCTCTGGCCAGTTCTATGCGTCCAATGTCGTTTACATCGTGGCAGAACGACTCAAGGGCCTCTACTCCGTATGAAACCGTTTTTTTGTCGTCGGTGAGTACGTTTGCGGCCGAATAGTCTCCATTAACCACATTCGCAATCACGCCTTCACCGTCTCCAACGACAACTGCGTCGGCATACGGAAGGAGATGAAGAGGGTTGAATGTGTTGAATCCGCCGATGATGATCCTCGGTCGGTTCTTTTGTGCCTTGTCTATGTTTGCTTGTCTCAGAAATTCGGCCAAGAGGAAGGAGTGCTCGAACCAGAAGATGGAAAAAAGCAGCACGTCAACAAAGCCTGCCGTCTTGGGCGTAACTCTATATAACTCGTGGCCTCCGAGTTTGGACAAACAGAGAGCAAGTCCATATGAAAGATCATCGCGGCCAAACGTGAGATAGCCTATCTTCACTCTTCCACCTTCGACGTGGCCATGTATCGTTTCTTTATCTTCTCCACCACCTCAAGGATCTCTTGGCGCTTGCCGAGCCATACAGAGCCTGGGAAGGACAATCGAACCATGATATTAGGATCTTTGCCCAGATCGATAGGAGAGTCGTTGTCGTCTACAAAATCAGCGTCTTCGTTGGCCTCTATATCCTTGAGGAACTGAGCCGGGGTTTCCGGTATCTCTATATTGCCGTATTGAGACATGTCGAAGTCGATCAATGAATCAATTTCGATTTTCAACAGCGGGAAATCCCATTGGGCAACCGCTCCCGTCGAGTTATCAGCAATCCGATACGCTCGGCACGACTCCGGGTCGAGATCGGAAGCGACAATGACGGGTACTGCTTTAAAACCAAGTTGAAGAGCCGCCTTGTACCTCGTATGGCCAACAACTATGGTGCCTTCGGCGTCGATCACTATCGGTTGCTTCCAGCCGAAGGATTGGATTGACCGCATGACCGCTTCCACTGCCTCGTCATTCTTCCGTGGATTGCGGTCATATGGTTTTACGTCTTCGACGGGTCGCCACTCGATCTTGAGCTCATCGGCTTCTGTCTTCTTCTTGGCCATGTCATTCACCGTGTCCTTCCTCGGCTCCAGGCTCGATCTCTTCCATCGGCGTTACCGGCTCGGGTCCTTTGGGCTCCTTGGCGATCTCTTCGATATTCTCTAAGACTTCGGCCGGCTTCTTCTTCCCCATGCGGTTGGTGGCTATCCAATTGACGCACGCTTTGATTATGGCCGTGTTCTCTTCGACCGTCTGTTGCACAAGCCCCTTCTGAACCTCGGGAGGCGTGCCAGGCGTCGAGGTCTTCCAGATGTATTCCTCGCGTCTGAAGACGTGCTTTTCGACGTCATCGGCGAGCTCGCGAAGGATGAAGAGCTCTGAGAGATGTTCCGCGCTCCGCTTTTTCTCGTCTGCAAGTTCGGCCTCGAGCGCCGATATTCTCCCGTGGTCTTCAGCCGACTCGTATCTTTCGAGGGTCTCCCTGGTCTTCGCAAGGTCCTCTCTTACGAGGTCGATTGAGGGCCTGACTTCCTTCGAGAGCTTGGCGTCCATCTCGGAGATAATGCCACGAATCCTCTCCCCGTGCGCCTCGATGATCTCGGAAGATGTATTCGCCGCCTCGTCGACAACGCCATGAAGCGAGGTTGCCAAGGAGTCTATCCGCTCCTTTTCGCTCACTGTAAGTTTCTGGAGAGACGACGCAAGGCCATCCACGATCTTCTTCATCGTGGCATCGATGCCCTCCATCATCGAGGAAGCCCCGAGCGACTCCATGGCCGAAGAGGCGGCCTCGAGACCGCCCTTGATGTCTTCGACGCGCTCGGCTCGAATCCTCCGACACTCTGCCGTCAATGCCTCTATCTTCTTGAGGAGTCCATCGGTGTGCTGAATGATTGCCTTGGTGTTGCTTGTCATGGTCCCGCCTTATGAATGGGCCGGAGCTCTGACGGGCCAACGCTTCACCCGGCGAGACGAAGGTGCGGTCCCGAGAGAGCCCCGGTATGTTTACGGCCTCTCGCCTAAGCAAGTTATATTGTCTATAGAGATGGTGGAGTTGTCAAGAGTGTTTTTCTGAGGAAGGATTCCGCTTCTCCCCCCATTGCTCCATTGCCTGCATCTTCAAGCAGTCGTCGTCTCCCGCCTCGATCCATTCTCGGGTGTCGACGTCCTCCTCTTTGATGAGCGCATATGTGTTGATCGTCACACTGTCGGGAAGGGCGCGCTTGTGCCTGTCTCGATAGAGGTCGACCGCGTCCGAGATGGCCGCTTCTTGATTGCCATAGTGACACACGTCTTCGAGCCTATATCGTCGCCCTACGGGATTTTTGAGCCATATGGAATACTGGCAGTGCGTTACCTCAGGCTTCTTTAGCTCCATCTGTTCGATCGTAACGAGTTTGAGCTCATACCGGTAAATCATTTCCTCTTCCTGCTCCGGATCGCCCCTCCTCTTAATCGGATCAGGCCCTCCGTAGACATGCCCGAGGTGCACTTGCTCATGCTCGGAGATGGAGCTCCATGGCACTTTGCCGGCACTCATGATCATGGTCGGAAACTCGCTCTTATCCCATGCCCTGCGACAGATCAACGAATCACCGCGCTTGGGCATTGCGCTCACTCGTGCCACAACCATCGCCGATTCTGAGATATAGATGGTGGTACTTCCGCGCTCGATCAATTCATCACACGGCGGGCCAACCAATAATAGACTCATGATGTTAGACATGGGGCACCTCCTCTTTTCTACGCGATGGCCTGACACTATCATCCCACCCGTCGCATGGTATGAGATTGTTCAAGAAACACGCACAGCCAGCAGGATCATCGCAGGCAATCCCCGAGTATCCCCGCTCTCTCAGCCACTCGGCAAGTTTCGAGCGGGATGGAGGCGGACCTCCAAGGAACCAGCGTAATTCGTCCTTGTCATTGCTCGTCATTTCCCCATCTCCTCTTGTGCATATTGTTGCTTCACCAAATCCATCACCATCGAGGCCATACACGCCGCTTCCGCCTCGTGTTCGCTCGCGGTATAGACGCCGAGGCAGTGGTTTGCGTGCCACATTGCCTGAATCTTTGCCGCCTCTTTCGACCTGCACGGTATCCCGAGGGGAGCTCGCCACCATGAGGGAGGTACGGAAAGGATCTCGACGGAGCAGCCCATTTGAGCGAGGATACCGGCGACGATAAACGCCGATGCAGCCGTCTTCCATGTCTCTTGGATGGCAGTCTTTTTCTCGCCGGCATTGGTGCTGTAGCGCTTGAGCGAGACAGGGGCTTCATGGACGAGCAGCACATTGCAATCCCACATCTCGGGCAATTCCGACACCGCCCCCAATACATCCCTCGCCAACTCCCCGGCCCCTCCCCTGTCCCACGGTTTTCCGACCGACCATCCCTCGTGATGGATAGCCTCTTTGCCATCCTCCATGACTGCCACGGCCCCTTCCAGCCCC